AGGACACTTCATGCAAGTCAATGCCCGTGCTTCAGCAAGTTCATCAGAAACCATCTTGATCGGTTTCTGACTTAATAAAATATTTTTTGCCCAGACTGTAATATCGTTAAGCAATTCGTTCTGTCTGGTTGGCGGATCGACGCTAACGACAACAACCGAATCAACCCCATGACAATTGCGAGGAAAGTTGCCACAAAGATAACTATTAACATCGCCATGAACATCACCGATAGAAAGATGATTTTCTGCACGAAAGTCTTGAACGATCTTATATAAGTTTTCCAAGCTGTATCCATCGAGCTTCACATCTCCTTGCCAGTAATGCCATCCTCCGGGCGGGATTAATCCATCTATGGGTTGTGCCATATAAAAAAGTTAGTCGGAAAAATCAACATACTCCATTGCCTCAATAGATGAAAGTCTTTTTTCACGATAGTTCTCTGGCTTTTGTTCTGTCATAGTTGCAACTGCTCCACCTCGTTGACGCATGAGGTATACTAGCAAACTTAATGAGTCAAGTTGGTCAGGACTATTTTGTCTAGTACGCTTTGTATAATCGCCTTTACTTTCGACACGAACTAATCCTTGACCAATTTGTTTATATCGCCGCGAAGTTGCTTGCCTAACTAATTCTTCAGTACGAAACGAAGGTGATATTTTAAGAAACTCAAATTCCAGATACTTTGCTAATCCAAAGATCAACTCGGTAACCACCCCGGAGTAAAGTTCGTTTGCTCGTTGCGAATCGTCACCTAACACATGAGTCTCGGATGCCGCCCAAGAATAGTTAACTCCCATTACATCTTTGCCAAATAAACTACATAATGCGTCATGGATGCCTGATCCGTTTCCTGTTCTGTCAACAGACAACCAACCCGGTCCAATTCGCATCTGCTTACAGAAATTCATAATTGCATCCGCCTGCTCAAGCGTTGCTTTTTTAGGAAAGTTAATTTGCGAATCAAGCTGCAAAACGACTTTTGGCGATTTAAACTCTCTAAACTTGCCGTCCATCGGAGTCCATCCATCAGAAAGCCCAAATCTGCCGTAGGAACACACAACTTGGTCTTTGCCTTCCAATGCCAAGTCGAAAGCCGCTAGGCCCACTACCGGGCCAATAAAGCGCACCTGACCCATCGCATTGTCCATCATAGCAGGCGTGATGATTGCCATCGCAACGCCCTCCTGCGGGAAGAACCCTCTTGCCATCGTGTAGTATTCGGCAGTCTTTCCTCTCGCCTCGTAGGACATGAAACCCTCGTAGGTCTGGAAGCCGGGGAACACGATCTTGCGATTCGTGACATTCTCGCATCGGGCAGCATCCAATCGGAGGATGTGCCAATCTTCTCGACTAGTCCATTCAAAGTCTTCTTCGCAGTCTACTCGCAACCATCCACCGACAGGTTCGCACCTCTTTCCGAATTCACTATTCCGATCCTTCGGATTCGATGCGCCGAAAATTTTAATGCGTCCTCTGCTACTTGTCGTATCAGCAGCGGACAGGATGTTCTGCAAACCTTCCCAAACGCCAGCAGGGATTTCTTCAGCTTCGTCCAGAACAACATGGGTTCGGCTCATCGCTCCCCACTTCGGATGCGGTTTCTGGCGTGGACTAGGGTGAAATCCGCGAAGTGTGCCAGTTCCTGCATCACCTTTCGGGATTGCCACAAGGTGAATTCCATTCTTATCGTCATCGTTCACCTGAATCGACTTCACCAAGTCTGATTCGCCTTTGTACTCTGGTTTAACCAATGCAGTACGATAAAAGGTTTTAATCGCCGCGAAAACATTTCGCTGCGCGTGTTGCTCGGTCAATGAAACAACCTTGATACAGGTGTACTCTGGGTCACGCATCCAATCCAAAAGAAACCATGCGGCAGCGTTAAATGTCTTGCCCATCGCGCCTGCTCCCTGAACAAGCAACTTGTCGTAACTAAATAAACATCGCCATGTATCCTGCGCGGAACGAGGTCGCCAGTCATACACGCTCGGACCCCACAGAATCGTCGCCGCAGCTTCAAAATGGTCCGCCTCCAGCAACGACTGGACAAACTGCATAACCACACTTTTGGAAACCTTCTCGTCCAGAACTACGCTAGATTTCACGCCTCCAGTCGCGACATTAGCAAGAATATACTTTGCCGCATACAGCAACCCCATGCGGTCATCACGATCCGCTTCTGCCCTGACTGCCTCGGCAATCTTCAATACTTGCTGTACAGAGTCTACCATTTTCCTTCAGGACAACTCTCCGTAGCCATTATTGTTTTGATCTCCATGTTGCACCCGCAAATCTTGCACTCCCCAGCACCACCATACTTTTCAACATCAAAGTTCGGGCAATCCGCGCAAATGCGTAGCCTCCTAGCAATCTCTCGCTCGTCCACACATGGCAACCCGGCTTTCACAAAAGCAAAAGCACTCTTCGCGAAATTAGATGCTTTCGTAAGTATATTCATTTCTCAAGCCACTCAACTGCCTTCTTTGCTTCTGACTCGCACACATCTTTAGCCATGATAGAATTGTCACTAATTACGCCAAAGTCTTGCAAGTCATTCATTGTCTTAACTTCATCGCTCCAGCTTTCTGCGATATATTCTTCTAGTTTATTCATTTGTAAACTTCCATGTTGCATAATGGACATATTTCCATGTTTGCTCTATTGTCAACTTGCTCTCTAAATACAATGCAAGCAGTTGTTAAATAAATAATTGCGATTATGACTACAGCAACCCATATCTTGGCTTTTTTCCAGAATGTATTCATTAATTATTTTGCCTCAAGTTGTAAGATTTTTCTTTCTAACTCAAATATCTTGCCTCGCAATGCGTATTCGCGTTCTGCACTAATTCCTAGCAATCTTGATTGTTGCTCGGATTCATATTGCGCTTCTTTGCACTCCTCCCTCGCCTCGTCACGCTCGCGCATTGCAACTACCAATTTATTACTAATTTCTTCAAAATTAGTATTTAGTTTCTCTCGCAACTCGTCACGCTCGCGTTCTAGTTTTTTTGCGGTTACTTCATGGACTAAATACCAAGGTTTTTTATCTTCTTCTGGAATCATCAATCCATCGTATTCTTTTATCCACTCTTCAAGAGTTTGCTTTTCAAAATCAGTTATTGGTGTGTCACTCATTTTTTCTTCTTAAACCAATTCGGGAAATGACCAAAGTCTCTGACCTCGGTTACATTGTTGTTCTTCTCGCAGACATCACACTTTCCATAATGCCATGTCGATACTTTGTTGACTGCTTTGCCATGCTTCAATCCGCACTCTGAACAGCACCAATTTGGGTAGGGTTTCATTTCTTGTTTATAGACTCTCTCACGCTATCCGAGTCAATCCCTAAAACATCGCAAGCCTGATTAAAATTAATCTTGCTATCGGAACGATTCTCAATCCACGCAATCGCACTCTCCCTACTTTTATCAATTTCTTCCTGCTTATATTTACTCTTCACCTTTGTATGATTCCTTGCGTCCATAACAGCAACTTCAATCATTCCGCTTAATAAATCGCGAATGCAGTAGACATCGTTTAAATCGACTTCGCGCATACAAGTTCAATCCCAAATTCCATAGCCAATTCAATTGTACTTGGATCAGTCTCGTATTTGTCCGAGTACGCAATTGTCCTGATCCCGTATGCTGCCGCACTACGCAAACACTCGTTGCATGGAAGTGTAGTGCAACACAGCAACCACACCTCGCCGGGCTTGCAGTACCGCAGCGCATTCGCCTCGGCATGGATCACAAACTTCCTCCTTCCCTCGCGATCATCCCAATCCTCAAACATTCCAGTCGGGTAACCATTGTACCCAACTCCAGCAACAGAGTCATCCTTGCGGAATACTACCGCGCCAACTTTCCTCCACGGGTCTTTCGACTTCGTTGCAGCAGCAAACGCCAACTGCATTCCATATTCGATCCATGTCATATTAATTCAGGTAATCTCCTTTTTTCTTTTTCACGAATAATAAAATCCCAGACCCGTTGTAGCGTTTCGTAATCTCCTTGACATTCCTTCTCGTCCTCGTTCCGCCACTTCTTGAATTCTCCGCAATCATCATTGACCATTGCTCGCAGTTCTCCCTCTAGGTCACTAATCAGCAATAAGGCATCGACCCCATGGACTGCATACTCATGCTCCCATTGCTCCTCTGGTAAATTAAATTCTAATGTTGCTTTCATTTTTTAATCCCCCAAAAATACAAATCACACGGGTTGTTATTCACCTTGAATTCAAAGTCTGAAAACATCTTCGTGATTGGTAAATTTTTTCTTACCAATTCTTCATTCAAATTCATGTAGTAATCGTTGGTAAATGGAGATGACCAACAATCTGTCCTGCTTGTTCCATGTTCAGGTCTTCCATCAGCAGCACAAGTAAACAAATAAAGACCTCCAACCTTTAAATAAATCCAAGTATTAAAGATTGTCGCTACCCAGAATTTGTCATGCTCAAAGCATTCTGTTGAAATAATTACATCAAATTCCTTTTCGCTTCTGAAAAGATTTCCCGGCGATACCAGATCAACATTGCGTCCCTCACCAATATCAATTCCTAAATAATCGCAATTGTCGAACAAGTATCTGTTGTTTCCATTAATGTCCATCGAGCCTATATCCAAAACACTACCTGAAAACAAATGCGGAAATCTATTTTTAACTGACTTGCAATATTCTTGTTGTGCGTGATGAGCCATATTTATGTGTAAAAGTTAATATAATCTGGTTTTGAATTTGCTATCTCGAAAAGCACCTCGTCACACCTCGGATTAGATGCTCTAGCCAATCCTAATGGTTCTTCTCCAAATTCAGAAACCAATCTTTCATATTTCGCTTTAATCATATTCGCCTCTTCAGAGTCACACTCGTAAAACCAAGGCTTTCTAGCCCAGTATTGCTTCATATTCGCAATCTCTGAATCGTGAATAATATTTTGACTTGCATTCAATCTGATCTCCTGACTTGGAGAAAAATTAGGAACCTCCCAGAACATATACTTTGAATATCCAGTCAAAGAATCCGTAAGGTACAACTCTCCATTAGATGATGTCGAATTCACCGCATTAATCCTGAATGCCGTGTCTTTGTATTGATCAAGATTGTAATTTAAAAACTTGGACAACTCGTATGTCATCACGAAGTCTCCATCCCATTTGAACTTCCACTTCATGCTGCATCTCGACAAGCACCAGTTCAGATAACTCGGCAGGCTATGCATCGATTTTGCATCCGTACATAGCGTTTCGTACCCAGCCCTAGACACAGGATAATTGTACTCCTCAATAACAATCAATCTACCCTCCGATTGCAGTCTCCTCACTATCTCTTCGGACCCATCACTACATTGATGTAATACCACAATTATCTCATGCGGTACTGTCAATACATCCAACGACCTAATACTCCTTTCAATCGTCGCCTCCTCATTGTGGACCCTGACCAAGAACGAGATCATAATTTACCCCATTCTATAATATC